TTATTATGATTGACTCTATTGGTAACCTTGCATCTATTAAAGAATTAACTGATGCTATGAATGAAAAGTCTGTGGCAGATATGTCAAGAGCAAAAGCCCTTAAAGGTTTATTCAGAATGACCACTCCATATTTAACTATGAGAGACATTCCATTGATTGCTGTTAACCATACCTACCAAGAGATTGGTTTATTCCCTAAAGCTATTGTGTCAGGTGGCACAGGTATCTATTACTCAAGTGATAATATCTGGATTATCGGTCGTCAGCAGGAGAAGAAAGGTACTGAGATCATGGGTTATAACTTTGTGATTAATGTAGAGAAGTCTAGATTTGTACGTGAGAAGTCCAAGATTCCTATCTCTGTTACATGGGAAGGTGGTATTGAAACATACTCTGGACTATTAGATGTAGCAATAGAAGGTGGATATGTTGTCAAGCCTAATATCGGTTGGTACTCTAAGGTTGATAGAAAGACTGGTGAGATCGAAGATAAGAAGGTTCGTGCAAAAGAAACTTTACTTGAATCATTCTGGTTACCTATCTTTAAGAATACAGACTTCAAAGAATATCTTAAGAAGAAATATGAAGTCGGTCATGCAGAGATGATTAAAAGTCCTACTGAGGAAACTATTGATGCAGATTGAAACATTAATTTTAAGAAACTTAATGTTGAATGAGGATTACACTCGAACTGTAATTCCTCATTTAAAGCTTATATACTTTGAAGATCCTTATCGAGCAGTATTTTCTGAGCTCGTGGACTTCGTTAATAAATATAATAAGTTACCTAGTGCGGATGCACTCAGTATTGAATTACGAAATAATCCTAAGGTCACATCAGATTCATTAGCTCTTATACCTGAAATCAGTGTACAGACTAAAGAAGAAACGTTACCATGGCTTATTGAACACACAGAGAAGTGGTGTCAAGACAGAGCAATCTATTTGGCTATCATGGATTCTATTAATATTATTGAAGGCAAGCATGAGACTTTAAGTAAGAACTCCTTGCCCGAAGTATTAAGCGAAGCTCTTGGTGTTAACTTTGATATCAGGGTAGGACACGATTATGTAGATGATTCTGATGCTCGTTATGAATTCTATCATAGAGATGAAGAGCACCTACCATTTGACTTAGAAATGTTTAACAAGATTACCAAGGGTGGTTTAGTTAATAAGAGTTTGAATGTTGCTTTAGCAGGAACAGGAGTGGGTAAATCTTTATTCATGTGTCATGTTGCAGCAGGTGCATTAACACAGATGAAAAATGTGTTATATATAACTATGGAAATGGCAGAAGAAAGGATAGCAGAACGTATTGATGCTAACCTTATGAATGTGCCTATTGACCAGTTAGAGAATCTATCGAAAGATATGTTTGATAAGAAGATGCATAAGCTCACTGACAAAGGTGTGGGTAAGCTTATTGTTAAAGAATATCCTACAGGCGCCGCAAGTTCAAATAACTTCAGAGCTTTATTAAAAGAACTTCAGGTTAAGAGAGACTTTAAACCTGATTTGATTTGTATAGACTACTTGAATATTTGTTCGAGTGCACGTATGAAAGCTATGGGTGGTGCAATTAACTCATATACATATGTTAAAGCAATCGCAGAAGAGCTACGTGGTTTAGCCGTAGAGTTTAATCTACCAGTTCTAACTGCAACACAAACCACAAGAGGTGGTTTTGATAATTCAGATGTAGGCTTAGCTGATACAAGTGAATCATTCGGTTTACCTGCAACTGCTGACTTAATGTTTGCTCTTATATCTACGGAAGAACTGGACAACTTGAATCAGATAATGATTAAGCAGTTAAAGAATAGGTATAACGACCCAACAGGGTCAAATAAAAAGTTTGTGTTAGGAATTGATAGGGCTAAGATGAGACTATATGATGTTGAAGATACTGCGCAGACTCTCAATGTGAGGGATGAGCCGCCTAAGGTCGCTAGTAGATATGAGGAGTTTAATGTATGAGTACCTTAATGCAAAGCAAAGATTGGCACAATAAATACTGTAGACTAGCTAAAGAAATATCTACATGGAGTAAAGACCCTAGCACTCAAATTGGTGCTGTGGTTGTAGGCGAGGATGGTCAAATACTATCTCAAGGATTTAATGGTTTCCCGAGGGGAATTAATGATTCTGAAGAGAGGCTAAATAATCGTGAAAGAAAATATGAATTAGTTGTGCACGGTGAGATGAATGCGATATATAACGCAACTCTTAACGGGGTATCTTTAAAAAATTCTACAATGTATGTATATGGTTTACCTACTTGTAATGAATGCGCTAAAGGTATTATTCAAGTTGGTATCAAAAAGGTTGTAGTTACTAGGCCTTACTTGAAACACAATGTAGCGTGGGAAGAATCAATCAAAAATGCTAAGGCTTTGTTTAAAGAAGCCGGAGTAATGTATTTAATAGAAGTGGAGGAATTTAATGGGTAAGACAACAGTGCCGTTTATAAAAAAACGAGCAAAAGGAATGCCGAAAGTTAAGAAAGATATGAGTCACGGTACACACCGATGCAAGAGGCATCCTAATAGTAAGAGGTGCCAGCATGTTTAAAGCACTTTTTAATCAAGGATATTCTAAAGCGTTTATGGATAGAATAGAATTCAGGCGTAAGGAGTATTACGAAAATCGTAGGATCCAAACGATAAGAGCCAATGCCGCGAAGATGGCAATGAATTGGACACATGAGTATCCAACAGGGACTCCACTTGGTTATATCAGAGATGATATAATTGAAACATGGGAAAGAAATGCAAGGGTAGGTATTTACTCTGGATTAGATGGAGTCAAAGGTCCTACAGAACCAACTCGTGGCACACGGAAAGATCCTAAGGCGAAGCAGGTTATGAAGAAGTATAAGCATGAATGGAGAAATCCACCTGATGAAAATACTGCTTATGAAGCTAAACTCCAACGTGAAGAAGATACATTAGATAACATCGCTGCATATAAAATAAAAGGACAAAATGAAAACTAAAGTATTAGCGTTAGCAACTGGCGCAGCAGTAATGTGGTCAACAATGGCTATTGCTGATTCAAGTGTAAGAGGTTCCGTAAAGGACTATTTTCATGATGTTGTTTATCTTGAGCCATACTATGTTGAAGTATGTGGTGAAGAGACGAAGATGAAAGGCAATGTTGTTGAAGGAGCAGTATGGGGAGCAATCTTCGGAAGTATCTTAGGCGATGTTCTTAATATTGATAGAACAGCTGGAGCTGTTGTTGGTGGTGTAATCGGTGCAAAGACCGAAGAGAACAAAGGTACGGTGAATACTACATCTGTGGTCTGCCAAACTGAAGTTAGACAGAACAGAACCACGCGTGAAGAATATTCACATTCAACCGTCAGTTTTTCTATTGATGGAAATGTGTATGAAGTTAACTTTATTAAGGAAAAGTAATTATGTTTAAAGTAGGTGAGCTAGTAGAAAAAGTAGGCGGTGACTATACATTTGAAGGTCACGTTGTATCAGTGTTTGAAAAGCTTAGTGGTGCAGTACGTTTAGTGGTTGAAGACGACCGTGGTGTACTTCATGTATACAGTGAAAAAATCCTGAGGCTTGTAAAATGAGTTCGAGGGAAGTCCCATTTGAAAAATGGTCATTTGTAGATAGGAATGATTTAGATACTGAACATTGGTATGTACGATTAGAAGGCGGTGAATATCACGATGTCATATACAGATACATGGATGTGAAATTAAATGATACAACTAAATCTATAAATTTTGATTATGAAATTGTAGACTATCCAATGGAGACACCTCATGGTCATCCACAATTTAATGAAGCGGCGGGTAATATACTACAAAGTATACTAGCCGATACTATGGAAAAACAGGACTTTGTATTGGGTCCAAAAGATAAGTAATGAACGTAAAAGAAACACTAACCATTCTCTCAGAAGAATGTGCTGAAGTCGTCCAGGCAAACTCTAAGTTAATTAGATTTGGCGTAGAAAATGAAGAGAACAAAGCTCATTTAGAACAGGAGCTTGGTGACATTATGGCTATGGTATGTATCCTTGATTACTATGGATATGTTAATATAGAACGCATAGCTAGTCATATGGAACCTAAGCTAGTTAAGCTCAAAAAGTATAGTACAATAAAGAATTTAAATAAAATTATTAAGAATTTATAATACTATAAATACCTTTATATATATTCAATTTATAAGGGAATAAATGAAATCTTTAAGACAACATATACTCGAGGGAAGAAATGACCCTTCAATCTTCCACGCAGTATTTATGGCTGGTGCTCCCGGCGCCGGTAAAACATTTGTTGCAAAAGCTATGGCCCTTCCTGGGCAACTAGGATATAAAGATATCAATTCAGATATAGAATTTTCCCGCTATATGAAATCTGCAGGATTAACTGACAAGAACGGTGCAGTGGTCCTTGACCCTAAAACAGAATTCGAACGTGGTGTTATACGAACAGTAGCAAAAAGACATACCAAAGGAAAACAAAGTGGCGCAATGATTGGTAGATTAGGACTTGTTATTGATGGAACCGGCGCTAATACTTCAAAACTTCTAGGACAAAAGAAAACGCTCGAGGCACTCGGATATGAATGCCTTATGGTATATGTTAATCTATCTTTAGAAGGTTCAATCGCAGCAGATAAACAACGAGGACTTGATGGTGATAGAACTATTGGTCCTGAATTAGTTACTAGTAAGTGGAAAGAAGTACAGTCAGGTCTAGCTCCTTTTAAAAAATCATTCGGCAAACTGTTTTTCGAGATAGATAACTCTGTACAGGAAAAAACCCCAATGTTAATACGTAAAGTATTAAACTTTATTGTCAAGTGGTCTAAGACTATGCCAAAGAACAAGGCAGCTAAAAAATGGATGGAAAATAATTAATGAAAACATATAAAGAAGTAGAAGCAATCGATTGTATGTGTGAAGACATGTACAAAGACTTAGTTGTTGAGAAGTACGAAGGCAAAACATTAAACAACCCCACACGGTCACCAGCTGGCTCTGCATCCAAGTTTCATGTGTATGTAAAAAACGCTAAAGGTAATGTGGTAAAGGTAAGCTTTGGTGATCCTAATATGGAAATTAAAAGAGATGACCCTGCTAGGCGTAAAGCTTTTAGAGCGCGTCATAATTGTGCAGATAAAAAAGATAAAACAACAGCAGGTTATTGGTCATGTTACCAGTGGAGAGCTGGAGCAAAGGTAGACAATTAATGCAAAGTTTTAAACAACATGTTAAAGAAGATACGGGTATGCGTATAATTGATTTGCTTCCTAAGAAAGTGAAGCGAATGATTTATCGACACGAGCATCAAGACAAATATAAAGCGGCACTGCTTATGGTGAAAGCTTTAAGAAGAGACCCTGATGTTATATCACGAGGATTGTCTAAAGAAAAGATCCAGGACATTGCTGCGGATCACTTTAACTTAAGTCATAAAGAGTTTGCTAAGGTACTTGATCGTAAGACAAGATATGAACGAACAATGACAGAGCCATATAGATTAAAAGATGCAGAATATTTTTCTTCTGATAATTTTATTAATGAAGCAATTAAAACTGAAGACTTATTTAAAAGAGATAATAAAGCTTTGTTTATGCAAAAAGCAAAAGCTGGTAAGTTAATTGGTAAGAATGGTATTATAACCACTAAGCTTAGTGCTGCAGACCTAAAGCCTTTGGCTGATTTAGATGATGATCCTGAAGTAGGTTCTGATGAAAAAAAAGCATTAACAAATATGCTTAAAAAACTTGGTGGTATGGGTAACATACAAAAAGCAGAAAATGGGTTTAGTCCTGGTGATGGTTCAAAACCTTCGGGAGAAGATTGGGAATCCCTTATTGCCGTAGGCGTTAATTTAATTAATGGTGAAAACGTTTCTAATTCACCTGAATGGAAACGTGCTGAAAAGTATTGGCCTGATAATGAAAAACCGGCTATGAAGTTAGGGCAAGCATTTGTTGATGCATTCAAAATTAAACACTTAGAACAAACAGGTGCTTCATCTGCGCCAATAAGTAAAGTTTGGAAAGGTAAAAATAAAACTCCTAAAACTGATTTGTTATCAGCCAAAGGCGATAAAATATCTTTAAAGAAAGCCGGTGGTTCACAATTGATGAGCGCAGGCAAAGAAGAAGCCATCTCCACATTTGAAGCTGCCATGAGCATGTATTCAATATCTAAAGAAGGTAAAAAGACAGTGGGTTCTATGATAGATAATATAGAAACCAATATGAATAAAATGTCTACTAAGGGAACTATTGGAGCTCTTGAAAAATTAAGAGACTCTGGCAATAAATTATCTAAAGATCAAATAGATGCAGTAACAGAAATGGAAGGTTTGCAGGACGCGGCAAAAGAGCTTGATAAACAATTAGTCAAAACGTTTCAAGATAATGAGTTTAAAAAGTATTTTTGTTGGGAAGCGGCAACAGGCGAAACAAAATTTGGCAAAGGATCAGAGGCTGTATCTAATTTGCTAGTTGTATTTAAAGACTCAGGGTCAATTGCTGATAGCTTAGTATTAGATTCACCTGTAAAGGCTGGAGCTATTATAGCTAAAGCAAATAAGTTCTATGTGTCATTTAAAACAGGTGGGGCAAACTCAAAGCCGTATCTTGCATTAAGAACTAAAAAACCTAGTAAATCGGATTTTCAAACCGAATCATTTGCTGATATAGTATATGATGAATTAGGTAAATCTTCATATGGTTCTACATTTTTAAACGAAGCCAGACAAGAACAATTAGATGAGTTTGCACTATTTAATAAGTTAGCTAATAAAGTTAAAGGTGTGCCTAAATTTGTCATGGGTCAAGCTAAAAAAATACTTAATGCTATCATGAAAAGATTGGGTGAAGCATTTAGTTACATTAAAGGATTAGGCAAAAAAATGATGGAAGGCTTATTAGCATTCTTTGGTCTACAAATAAATAACGTTACAGTTGCAGGCGGAGGCAAGTTTCCATTATGAATCTAAAACGACACATAGCAGAAGCTAAGAATACCCACATGACACATATCGAAGATATGGTTATAGATGGCGGAGTAGCCGGAGCAAGATCAGCTATCTTTGCTTTACGTGATTTAAGAGACATGTTAGCGGGTCATGATAATAGTTCTAAGCAAGTAACAGTTAAATGGGATGGAGCTCCGGCTGTATTCGCTGGCATTGATCCTTCTGATGGTAAGTTCTTTGTTGCAAAGAAAGGAATATTCAATAAAAATCCTAAGGTATATAAATCAGTTAAAGATGTTAAGGCTGACACCAAAGGTGATTTGGCAACAAAGCTTACAATAGCATTTCAAGAGTTAAGTAAGCTGGGTATACAGAGTGGTGTTTACCAGGGTGATATCATGTTCACCAAAAAAGATCTTAAGACCGAAACAATTGATGGGCAGAAGTATATAACCTTTCACCCAAACACTATTGTATATGCAGTGCCTGTTGAAGCAGCTAAAGAAATTAAGGCGGCGAAGATTGGTGTGGTATGGCATACGTATTATTCAGGTGCAACCTTTGAAACAATGAACGCTTCATTTGGTGTGACTACCGCCGCATTTAAGACTGTTAAATCTGTCTGGCAAAAGTCCGCTAACTTTCCCGACATTTCTGGTTTAGCCACATTATCTAAAAAGGAAACAGATGAAATTACAAAACATATATCAAATGCGGGTAAGATTTTTCAAAAGATTGCCTCCAATACGCTTAATGACGTGGCTGCAGATCCAGATATTAATTTATATATCAATACCTTTCGTAATACGAAAGTTAGAGCGCAAGAAGAAGTCACAGATTCAAAAGCCTATGTAGATGAGCTTATTACATGGATATCTAATCGCTACGACGCCGAAAAAGAAAAGCTTAAGTCAGATAAGGGTAAGGATAGAAAAGAGCAAGCTAAGCTAGATGCTCTAGAATTCTTCTCAGATGATAACAAAGCAGGCCTTATAAATATGTTTGATATGCAAAATGAATTAGTAATGGCTAAGAAAAAGCTATTAAATCAACTAGACAATATGGATAGTATAAATACATTTGTAAAGACTAAAGATGGGTTCAGAGTAACAGGAGCTGAAGGCTATGTTGCAATAGATCACCTAACAAACGGCGCAGTGAAGATTGTAGATCGTATGGAATTCAGTTACAATAACTTTAGTAAAGATATAATCAAAGGATGGGAGTCTGAATCACGATGAAAATATTAAATAGCATAACAAATAAGGCTTAATATGTCATTACATAGTTTTAAAGAACACTATCTTGAAGAGGCCGCGGCAGAAACCGTCACTCTAAACTGGGGTCGATTTAATCCCCCTACTATTGGTCATGAAAAGCTTTTAGATGTAAGTCACGCTAAAGGTTCAGGTGTTCATAGAATTTATGCA